ATGAGTTTTACAGTTGCAGTAAAAGAGGAAATTCTTGGTCAACACCATCTCAGTCGTTATGAACTGTCGGCCATCATCAAGATGTCAGGTAGTATTGGTCTCTCGACTTCAGGCTTGACCTTGTCAGTCGTGACCGAAAATGCCAAGTTAGCTCGTCACCTTTATGAATCCTTTCTCCATTTTTATGATATCAAGTCAGAGATTCGACACCATCAGAGAAGCAATCTTCGTAAGAATCGTGTCTATACGGTCTATACAGATGAGAGAGTGCAGGAGCTTTTAGCTGATTTGCGGCTTGCGGATTCCTTCTTTGGTTTGGAGACGGGTATCGATCCTGATATTTTAGCAGATGAAGAAGCGGGTCGTGCCTACTTATGTGGGGCCTTTCTGGCAAATGGTAGTATTCGAGATCCCGAGTCTGGCAAGTACCAGTTGGAGATCAGTTCCGTTTATCTGGACCACGCCCAAGGACTGGCCTCTCTCCTCCAGCAATTTTTACTGGATGCCAAGGTCATTGAGCGAAAGAAGGGTGCAGTCACCTATCTCCAGCGTGCAGAGGACATCATGGATTTCTTGATCGTGATTGGGGCCATGCAGGCGCGTGATAATTTTGAGCGCGTCAAGATTTTGCGTGAAACTCGTAACGATCTCAATCGAGCCAATAACGCTGAAACAGCCAATATCGCTCGGACGGTTTCTGCTAGTATGAAGACCATTAATAATATCAGTAAAATCAAAGATAGAATAGGTTTGGAAAATTTACCAGTGGATTTGCAGGAGGTAGCTCGCTTGCGAATCCAGCACCCAGACTACTCTATCCAGCAGTTGGCAGATAGCCTGAGCAATCCCCTGACCAAAAGTGGCGTCAACCACAGACTCCGAAAAATAAACAAGATTGCAGATGAATTATAACGATATAAAACAACCCCTTGAATTATCAATATCTTCAAGGGGTTTTGTTGTGTTGTGAAATCAAAAAGGGGCAACCAAGGGGCATAATTAAAAAATAGTATCTAATTTATTGACCAGTTTATCCTCCATATCCTCAGTAGTATGAGAATAGATCTCCAAAGTCATCTTAGCATTTGAGTGCCCAACTCGATCCATTATTGATTTTATTGGAAGGCCAGACTCTGCTAAAAACGAAATATGAGAATGCCTAAAAATATGGCTAGATAAGTTTTTTTCTATTTTAGCCTGTTTTCCATATTTTTTCAATATCTGTATGAAGCAAGCTATTGTTGTAGGTTGATTCCATTTTTCAAAACAGAAAATATAATCATCGCTTGACAATGGTTGGAAACGTTCGCTAAGTCGTACTATTTGTCTTTGAATAGCTTCTATGACACTCTCTGATACTTTGATTGTCCGTATTGAATTTGTAGTCTTTGGTAGCGTCTTGATTTTGTTTACTGAATCAAAATTACCTGTGATCTCAATTCTGTTGTTTTCGAAATCTATATTCTTTAGCTGTAAGGCGGTTAACTCACCAAATCTCATACCTGTTAAGGCAAGCACAAGCACCATATCAGCATACTTCTGATGATATTCTCGTCTATTGAGGACATTCACTAAAGCTTTTATTTCTTCCATGGTAAGGAAGTTATTACGTTTCTTTTCCAGATCTTCTAAAGTTTTTGGTTTTTGAGGAATCGTAGTGTAATCCACCTCGTTATTCTCAATATAGGAGTATTGGACGGCATACTTGAAGATACCTCTGAGCCTATGTCGTACTTTTTTAGCTGTAATATATCCATTGCTTTCAATAACTTTTTCAATAGCCTCTTGAAGAAAACGCCTATCAAGATTAGCAAGTATGGTATCGGCTGGTATAACTTGTTTCATTGTCTTATCAACTGATTTACAATTATGTTTTGTTGATTCCTTTACTGTTTGCGCCCATGATTTATAGAAAAGGTTATAGATCTCTTCAAATGTAATGCTTTCTACTTGTTTTGTGCTGAGTTTTTTATTTATCTTTTCTTGCAACAAGATAGCAGCTTGATTTCTTGCCTGGGGAGTTTTTTTCTCCATCGTTACTGATACTTTTTTTAATTTCCCAGTATATGGATCTTTGTATCTCTCAAAAAATTTATATTTGCCATTTGGCAATTCTTCCATCCACATTGATTTTACCTCACTTTTTTGATAAAATGGGTATAGTAAAGAGGGCTTTTTAATGCCTTTTACTATACAGGATATCCTCACACTCTCCTTGGCCAAAATTTGAGTGTGGGGATTTTTTAATTTTTCAGCATCAAATACGCATCGATGTAAATTAAAGGGACACTTTTTTCTTTGTTGCTGTTGGTGGTATATTCGTAAGAAAGTAAATAACGCCCGTTTACAGTTAGGTGATCTTTTTCTAAAAATCTTTTTTCTATACGTTCAGTCTCCATGAACAGCATATAGAAATCACCGCTGGGTTGTGTAGCAAGTATTTTCGTGTACTTTCCCTCTTTAAAAATTTGCACGATCTCCAGATTGTCGATTCTCATTTTTAAAGAGAAGAATTTTTCTGGCTCTCTGAGAACTGTTTTGTAATCGTAGATTTTATAATCATCTGACTTGTAATTGTCTTTTGTGACCTTATCAACTTTAGTCAATAGCTTATCAAAATATTCTTCTACGCTAATATCATCAGATGATGATGCCTGAGTGGTCGGTTCGCTGGATGACTTTTGCGTTTGATTTGTACAAGCGGTTGAAATAAAAAGTGCACAAAGCAAAACAGATGATATGGAAAAAATTCTTTTCATTTATCCTGCTCCTTTTTTAATTAAGTAAAGCTAAATATTCTTCTTTGACCATTGTTTCATCAGCAATGGTTTTTAAGTTGTATTTTTCCATAAAAACTAGGTAATTAAATGTAGTAGTGTCTTCGGCTATATCCAACTCAGCTTTCATAAGGTGATGGATCATATTCCTATTAGCCTCAAGCTCACACTTTTCCCTAAAAAGCTGATAAGTATCTGGCGTGTGGTTTCTATGGCCTATCTCATGTAAAGCGACTTGCACCCTTTTTTCATCAGATATAGCATCACTCAAAAACATAGTTTTGATGGCGGGGATATAAAAGGCCTCATCTGGAAATAGACCATCTTCAAAAATCTCTATATCTATACCTAGATTTTGAGAAAATTCTTTTTCAGTCATAAACAATCCAACCTTTTATTATTATTGCTTTCTGAGATAGATCTCTATTATGTTTTGAATTGCTTTTTTATCTTCTTCAGTTAGTGGTTTCCCGTTGAAACGCATAGCGGTAGAGGCTAACTCCTCAACATCGACTTCTTTGCCTTCAAAAAAGAATTGTTCTTTATCACTTGCAATTGCAGAGTTATCCGTACGCCCCAGAAGATAATCTGTGCTAACATTTAGGTAATCGGCAACTTTTTCTAACGGCTCAGAATTAGGTTTTGATTTTGCCCACTTTGAAATAGAGCCATTTGATAAATCAAGAGTTCGTTCAAGTTGTGCAACTGTCATAAAACGTTGTTTGACAAGCTCTTTTATTATCTCGTAAGTATTCATTTCTAATACCCTCCAGAAAAAAATCTAAGAAAAATAGAAATATTTCTATATTTCTATTGACAATAGAAATAGTTCTGTGGTATCATGGTATTGTACTTGGGAGGTACACAAAATAATAAATACTACAGACGCAGAAACAGATAAAATCTGTATTTGCTACTTTTCTTATACTCTTATAATAGAATAAGTTCTATTATTTGTCAAGAGTTATCAGAAATAAAACATAGAAATATTTCTAAAAAGGAGGAAAACATGATTTACGACACTATCAAAGATGTTGCTGCAAATCAGGGAATATCAATCTATCGCATTGAGAAAGATTTGGAATTTCCAAATGGTTTGATTTCGAAATGGAACAAATCCACTCCATCAGCATCTAATCTTGCCAAGGTTGCTAAATATCTTGGCGTGACGACAGAGAAGCTACTTGGTGATGGTTAGAAAGGAGGCGATATGGCAGAAGAAGATAGCCTAATTGGTAAATATCTAGAAACTTCTGGGGAGCTTGCGGGACGCATTGAAGCTGAAACAGAAAAAGACCTACTTGTCCGTAGGGCGATAGTCATTAATGAGCATATCGGCTTATGTGAGCAAGCGGTCTATGTTGATAAGAAAGTGCTAGATAGTTATTGGGTCAAGATAGTGGAGTTATCTGTTATTCCTGAAACCATCAACAGCGTTGACAGCACTGATTTGGTTAGGAAATGGTTGAACATGTAAATTGACAGGATCAACACGTTTCAACAAAGAAAGGAGAGGAAATATGTCAAAGCATTCATTGGTTTTAGATCAAACTTCCGAGTTTGTAACTGCTGTTTTGGATGAAGCAGATAAAAAAGACCCTGCAACGATTATAGCTGTTGCAGAGTTATTGAAGTCATATAAATTACTGAAGTCTATGGATTAGCTTCTGTGGTTTATATAACAAACTTGGTCGATGTTGACTAACACGACATATTGCTCATCTGATAGTTTCAATTCAATTAAATTGGGACTATCAGGAATTTCGTCAACAACAGCACAAAAAGTGTGACTCTTTCCGTTGATGAAAGCGATTGAAAGAGTAGACGACTTATTAGCAAGATGTTCAATAATATATTTTTTCATTATTTTATCCTCCTTTCATGTAGGATAAGTCAATTATAGCAAATTTAAAAGGAGGAGTTATGACAGATTTTAAAAACTTAAATCTTCAGCTAATCTTTCAGAAATGCGACTGAGGATTATACAGCGGTCAGAAATGATTTTCTGAGAGATCCAAAACTTGAGCCAGCAACAATTGGGATATTGATGGTCATTCTTAGCAATAAAGAGAATTGGCTTGTCTATCCAGAGGAAATAGCTAAACGGTTGAATATTAGCCGCGAAATGGTTTTAAGGCATTTCAAAAAGATTGAAAAAGCTGGATATTTACGGACTGTCAAAAAAAGCCTCGGCAGAGGGAGAGGAGTTCAGACTTTCAGATTCTTCTCAGATACAAAAATAACTGATTTTCAATTTGAAATTATGTTGCAACGTCTGGATGAAGCGATAGCTATGAAGAAGTCTGAGTTATCCACAATTGATTAATACAAAGTTGCGTTTTACAACATTGTATTTTACAACATTGTATTTTACAACGTTGTAAAATAAGGCACTAATAAATATTAACTAACAACAAGTATTAAATAACAATAAATACTAACTAACAACAAGTACTACTTCTCTAAATAAATAAAAGAGAGAAATTTAAAAATTTCTAATTTAGGGCTTTGAAAGGGGGGTGAATGGTGTTAAGAGCACTAGAGACGTTTATATCTGCGTTTATCTTGTTTGTGTCGATATTTATATTTTGGGCATCGCTTTACTGGTATTTTGATGTTCTTCGTTTCCGTGAATTTTTTAAGGAGATTTGGAAATGTTACGAAGAATGGAAAAGAGAAAAGCGTGGCAAGTAATCCGAAGTTTTCTGAGCCTAGCATAACTAGGAGATTTGCAGTGAAAATTATCGAGAAGAGCATATAAAAGGCTTCGTTGAAGAATTTATTGATTTTTTTACCAATGTTCGGTATTTCAATCAGAATAACTAAGATAGAAGCGGAGAGTATGAAAGCAACCAGAATTGCGAGCAAGGATTGTTGAAAATTTTGTGTAATGTCAGAAAGATCTAGTTGGTATTTGGTAATCGAGAGTAACAGTAACTCTAAACCTATACCAGCAGAAATTAATAGGAGACTAAACAAAGTATTTGATATCTTGCGCAGTATCGTTTTCATAGTGTACCTCTACTAGATTTTTCTTGATTATAGCATGATTGTATTAAAAAACCAAGGGCAGCAAAAAAGCCCACTGACAGGGTCAGGAGCTTACTAAAAACACTAAGTAAATTATATCACGAAAGGAGAAAAAATGGAAACAGTTCAAATCGTGAGAATTAAAGATGTGATCATAGAGAAGATTTCTGCAAACGATGAAGAACTAGAGCACATCTTTGGATGTTCAAAACGGCAAGCGGGAGACATGAGGCGAGAGATGAAAAAATTGCCTAGTCAACAAAAACACCTCAGAAATGATGGCCAGCTTGTCACAATCAAAGGATTTGATGCCTACCTGCAATACAGAGGCAGTCAGTCATGGAAGAGAGAAATGGCTAAAACCGTTAAGATGATACGATAGCAGAATAATAACTACTAACAAATAACAAACTCATACTTATAGATAATAAGGGAATTACAGAGTTTTTACAGGAGGAGGAAAATGGCAAGTTTAACTTTCCCAGAGTTGCAACAAAAAATGCAACTAGAAAAAAAGAAATCAAAAGATGTGAAGTACGCATTTAGAAATGCCGAGGACATCTATACAACTTTCAAAGAGCTAAAAAGCGATTGGTCTGTAATCGTAACTGATGAACTCATTGAGCTTGTTGGAAAAATCTTTGTAAAAGCAACAGCCGTAGCTTTTAATGATGAGAGAGACGAGAGGTACCAATCAACAGCATACGCTGAAATGAGTCAAGTTCCAGTACTTAATACCCAAAAAGGACAGTTTAAACAAATGCAAGATCCGCAATGGACAGGTGCAGTCAGCTCATACGCTCGAAAATATGCCTTGCAGGGGTTGTTTGCGATTGGTGAAAAAGATATTGATGAGTATCCAGTAGAAGAAAGCCAAGAACAAGGGCAGAATAATCAGCAACAGAAACCAAACAACCAGCAAGCTCAAGAACAAAATCAAGTAAGGTACATTGATAACATTCAGTATCAAGAAATCATCAAGAACGTTGAAGAGTTTGCGACGATTAAGGGAGCGCCATTTGATACAGTTGCAAATTTTGTATTGAGCAAGTACCAAATAGACGATTTCCACAAAGTGCCAGTTGATGGCTATAACATAGTGATGGAATATCTCACTAAACAAATTCAAAAAGCATACGAAAAACAAGGAGTATAAGACATGGTAAAAGATGTAACTTTGAGTGAATTAGAAAACATTAAGCCAATTTATGTGCCAGGGAAAATCACTCTTGACTTTGATGGTCTTGACAAAGCTATTGCTCTAGCTGTTGCGCAGCTGGAAGATAAAAAAATTGATGAGCTTGACTATAAAGAGATTAAAGATCAAATTACACGGTATAAAGCTCTTGATGATGGGCTAGATGCAGAACGTAAGAAAATTGCTAAGAATTTCAAAAACCCTCTTGATGAATTTGAAAAACGACTTGCCAAGTCACGAACTCCACTAGGTGAGCTATTAGAAAAACTTAGAAAAATCAGAGATGATATTGATGAGCATGAGCGTTTGTTACGAGTTGACTTGATCCGCTCCATTTTTGAAGAAAAATGCGAGCAGGCAGGAATAAAAAAAGACTTTTTTGCTGATCGTTATGATGGGTTTAGTTTGAAAAAGCATTTTAAAACAGGAAAGCACGAACTCAAAAAAGAAACCTTGGAAGAAATTGATGACCTTGTTTTATCTGAGTATGATCGAATGGAAGAATACAAAGCTAACAAGCAAGCTATCCAAGAGCTAGCTCAAGAGTACGATTTGCCAGCTGACAGCTATATCAGACATCTTGAAGATGGTAAGAGCCTTGTTGATGTTTTCAAGATGATGAAAACTGATCGAGATGCTGAGTTTGCACGCAAGGAGCAGAAAGAAATTCAAGAAAAAGCAGAAGCTGAACGACTTGAAGAAATTGCTCAATTGGCCAAGGAAAATGCTAATGCGAATATCAAGGCTTATGATGCCGAAACAGGCGAGATTTTGGAGCAGGGTGCAATTACACCAGAGCCGCAAAACAACGTACGAGAGGTGGCAAAATTTGAGCCAAGCGAGCCTTTAACAATTAACTTGCGTTTAACATTGCATGGTGGGAAATCTCAGCTTAATCAGTTGCAAGAATGGCTTGAGGATAACTTTATCAGTTTTGAAACTTTGGAGGGTTAGGTGGAATTTAGAAAGTATCAACTTATTTTAGAGTTTGAGGAGGCTAACAGGCCTCTCACACAAATTGAAAAGAAAAGCCTTGCTAGTTACTCTATCGAGTATTTAAAAGTTGGGCTAGATAGCTTAGAACGTGAATATTGCAGCAGGAGGTATGCACAATGAAATTTAATGAATTAATTGAAAATGTAAAAGGTTGGTCAACGGCTAAGGAGCTTGACAAAGCAAGCCCATCATCTCAAATGCTCAAACTCAATGAAGAGTGGGGGGAGCTTAATGGTGCTACAGTACGAAAGGATAAGGAAAAGATAGCTGACAGTGTTGGAGATATGATGGTTGTCTTGACTATCCTAGCTCAACAGATGAACTTTTCTAAAATCCATTTGTCTCTCAATCCAGATGAGAACGGACAGCATAACTTTCATTATGTAGATCAGTGGTCAGTAGAGTTACTGTACTTGCACATTGCTAATGAAATTGGGTTGATTGCGCGTGGTTTGGTTGATGTTTCAACTAATACAAATCGCATTAACGCACGCACTCAAATTCAGTTAAGTAGCCGTAATATTGCTATTTATCTGATGTTTGTTGCTAAGAAATTTGACTTGACTTTGACAGAGTGTCTTGAATTGGCATGGAATGAAATCAAAGACCGTCAAGGAAAGATGGTAGATGGTGTGTTTGTTAAGGAGTCAGACCTATGAGATGTTTTTATGTCAGCGGTAAAATTGCAGATCTTGATTTGGGGTCAGAAATCAATGCAGAAAATTCATTTATGGCCGCTATTGAGTTTGTGAAACGATACACCGACTTATTAAAGTTTGGTTCAAATGAAATCAAGGTATCAGAAGTAGAGGAGGTGCAAAATGATAAATAACGTTGTTTTAGTAGGGCGACTTACAAGAGATGCCGAACTGAGATACACGCAATCTAATATTGCTGTTGCTACGTTTACTCTTGCTGTAAATCGTCCATTTAAGAACGAGGCTGGAGAGCGTGATGCTGATTTTATCAATTGCGTTATCTGGAGACAGTCAGCTGAAAATCTTGCTAATTGGGCTAAAAAAGGCTCATTAATTGGTATCACAGGAGTAATTCAAACACGCAGCTATGATAACCAGCAAGGACAACGTGTCTACGTGACAGAGGTTGTTGCTAGTAATTTTCAACTGTTGGAAAGCCGTAACAGTCAGCAAAATAATCAAGGCCATCAAGACAATCATGGTGGTTATCAGCAACAGGGTTACAGTAACCAGGGCAGTTCTTTCCAAAATGGAAATAACCAAGGGAACAATTTCCAAAATGGAAATAGTTACGGACAGCAAGGTAGTTTCTTTGAGGGGAACACAACAAATCCAGTTCCTGATTTCACCCGTGATAACAATCCATTTGGCAGACCGACAAACCCATTGGATATCAGTGATGATGATTTGCCGTTTTAAACGCCTATGATCATGCTAGAAAAGGAGTACGCCCTCTACAAAGGCGATGAATTATTGGGCATGGGTACTGTAAAGGAATTAGCCCGACAGTTTAATGTAAAAATAGAAACAATACACTACTACAACACGCCAACGTACAAGAGGCGAACGAACCCAAACAGAGCAAGACGACTTGTACCGTTGGATTAGGATGAGGAGGATAATTAGATGGAGAAAATCAGAATACTAGATGCGTGTTGTGGTTCTCGAATGTTTTGGTTTGATAAAAATGAGAGTCATACAACTTTCATGGACATCAGACAAGAAAAGTTTGATATACATGATAAAAAGGTCAACGTATCCCCGGATGTTATCGGTGATTTTCGTGACATGCCATTTGAAAATAATACTTTTAATTTGGTTGTGTTTGACCCTCCACATCTAAAATGGGCTGGACCTAATTCGATAATGAAAGCTCAGTATGGACAGCTTGATAAAGTTACCTGGTCAGAAGATTTGGCCAAGGGTTTTGAAGAATGTATGAGAGTTCTAAAAGTTGGAGGCACACTAGTCTTTAAATGGTCTGATTCTCAGATAAATGTAAAGAAATTACTAGAGGTGATACCATTCAAGCCCTTATTTGGTCAGCGAAGAGGCACCACACACTGGCTAACGTTTGTAAAGTTTGAGGAGGACAAGAATGGAGTGGGCGGATTGGGTGGATTGGGAACCTGAAACCAAAACGGACATCAAGACCAAAATTGAAAATGACGGGTACACTTTTCCACATTACGACAAGAAAAACAATGGCGTCAAGTACGTTATTTCTACAATGGACATCAAACGAGACTGCCTAAGGCTTGGGGTGCCATTTGAAGATGTGTATCCTTTGCAAACAACCCTTTTTTAACACAAAAAATCTAAGGAAAATAATTAGCATGACTTTTGTGGTATGTATAACTATCTGCCTTAGCTAGAATTTGAATGTGAGGATGAATAAGATGAATAGAGTTAAAGCAGATTTACAATGCCCATTTTGTGGATATTGTAAAGTAGTCAAGGTAGGAGCGCATCGCAAGGCTATAACTTGCCCATCGTGTAAACAAGCTGTTTTCTTATCGTGGGCAACTGGTGTTGAGGGTGAACTTGATAAGTATGGATATTATTTCCACGCTTACGAGCCGTTCAATATCCGAAAAATCAACCAAGAGTTTCAAGATGCTTTTGAGGATGCGCCACCTAAACACTCTTTCACCATCAGAAATAAGATGAGAGGGTGAAATTACTTTTACAATCAGTATTAAACCAATTTGAAAAGGAAACAGAAAATGACAAAAATTGAAATCGTTATGGTACTTACAACTTTGATGTCTATCACATGGGCAGCGATTGTTACAATTCACACTATGCAAGCTATCAAAAAGCATAAAGAAAAAGTGGATTATTATCAGAAACCACAAGTGCAATGCGAGATTGCACGTCATGTACTTAAAAATAGATGGTACTCAGATGGTGGGGAGGTGTTTAGATGAAAGTATTTGATGGCGCTAAAATGCGTGCTATCCGTAAAGGGGCAGAGCTTACTCAGTATGATCTTGCCCCTATGGTCGGTATCAGTCAAAATCGAGTAAGTGACATTGAGAGAAATGTTACAACGCCAACGATTGAAGAAATCGAGGCATTTGCCGATGCCCTAAATACTCAAGTATCATCATTTTTAAGCAATGAGTCAGAAATTGAGGTTATTGCTAATACCTTTACCAAAAAGAAAAAGGATACAGATGCAGAGTCTCATTTTGACACCCCAACCGAGCAAATGGAGCTATTTGTTGATGATGCTTTACTGGGGCACGACCTAGCAGGATATGTCTTGATCAGCAACAAAACCTATCTGGAGTTGTTAGATAGTCAAGATCGCTTAAAGCAGTTACAAAAACTTTTGAAGTGGGGAGTTTGTGATGAAATTTGAACTTATTAATGACCACTTTGAGAATGCTAAGCGATACAATATACCGAGGGCGCAACTTATCATTGCCGATATTCCCTATAATCTTGGAAATAATGCATACGCCTCTGATCCTAGATGGTACAAAGATGGCGATAACAAAAACGGAGAGAGCAGATTAGCAGGAAAATCATTTTTTGATACAGATAATGATTTCAAAATCAATAATTTCTTTGACTTTTGCAGCCGGCTCTTGAAAAAAGAGCCAAAAGAAAAAGGGAAAGCGCCTGCTATGATTGTCTTTCATGCATGGCAACAGCGAGACATGATTATAGAATGTGGTAAAAAGCATGGTTTTAATAATGCTTATCCGCTCTATTTCACAAAGAAATCAAGCCCTCAAGTGCTAAAGGCCAATATGAAAATTGTTGGTGCGGTTGAAGAGGCAACAGTATTATATCGTGATAAACTCCCTAAATTTAACAATGGTGGGGCTATGATACTCAATCATGCCCCGTGGGAAAAAGATAGCTCTTACCCCGTTATCCACCCCACGCAAAAGCCGATACCAGTTTTGAAACGATTGATTGAAATTTTTACAGATGAGGGCGATGTTGTCATTGATCCCGTAGCAGGTTCTGGATCAACTCTAAGGGCTGCTATTGAGATGAATAGGTCAGCCTATGGATTTGAAATTAAGAAAGATTTCTATAAGGCTGCACAAGAGAAAATGCTATCGTCATTTCAAATTAGCTTAATTTAAAGCAGGAGGACAATATGGATAAAAAACTTATTGGGTTAGACCTAACCCACATTGCAGATGGAGGATTACAGGAGAAACTAGACAAAGAGCTTGAAAAAGTCTTTGATAACATCCTTGACCTTAACACAGAGGCCAAAGCCAAACGCAAAGTGACTATCACACTTACAATGTCAGCAAATGAAGAGCGCACAGTTGTTGATACTATCATGGAGGTGAAATCAAAATTTGCGCCTCAAAATGGAGTAGCTACAACAATTCTTGTTGGGCGTGATTTTGATACAGGGCAAGTACATGCTAACGAGCTGAAAAGTACAGTACCTGGTCAAATGTACTTTGACGAAAATGGGGAAATCCTTACTGATATTGGGCAACCAGTAGCAGAAATTGAACAACAAGCAGAAACAAAACCAGATATTATTGATTTCAACAAAAAGAAAGTAGGTAACTAATATGACAACGGAAAATCTTAAAGCAGCATTGGAATACGCAGTAGAACTAAAAGAGCATGGTTTGGAAATTTTAACAGCTGCAGATGGCACAGAGTATTATGATGCCAATAAATTCAACCTCAAAGAACTTGACCCTAAACGCTATCCTAAAACTCTGGAGCTATCAACCTTGACAAGCCTTGTTGACTATCTCAAAACAGACCTCAACAATTTGAAAAACCAACGCTTGATTGTAACAGTTGAGAAAAATGATGAGGTTTGTGTATGGTCTGAAAATGATGAGCTCGAGCATCGCACATTGCTTGTTGATGTTAAGGCACGCGTTTCAGAGCTATCTTTTGGCCGTTTCCTATCACCAGAACAATTCAACATCATGTTGCAATCAAACTTTATTGATGATAATGATCGTGACACATTGCTAGAGTTTGCTAGCGCATTGAAAATTGAGAATGGGGCTGAAATTGAAGATAATGGAGTATCTCAAGTAGCAACAGTTAAAGCAGGGGTGGCAAGTCTTGCTAAAGGCAAAGCGCCTAATCCGGTTACATTGCGCCCATATCGAACTTTTGGAGAAGTTGAGCAACCAGCAAGCCTATTTGTCTTTAGGATTGATAAGCAAGCAAATATGGCTTTATTTGAGGCAGATGGCAAGCGTTGGGTAGCCGATGCAGTAGGAAATGTTGCAGCCTATCTAAAAGAGCAACTAGCAGACCAAAAACATATCACAGTATTAGCATAAGAGAGGAAAAAACAATGACTAAAGAAACTAAAAACACAGTATCAGCTGAAACTATCGTAGAGAACTTGAAAGAATTTGCGGAAACATTACACGATGAGAGCAAAGAGGGAATGGTACACTTTCTTTTGACAAAGAACGTGAGTAAATTTAAAACAGCTAATATTTTACACAATATTAGTCATGATTTGCTAGATATCTTAGATGGAAAGAGTGCTAAAGAATTGTTTGGTGAATCTGATGATAATGAGGCAGATAGCTCTTTGGTTGGAACAGTCACTATCAATGTAGAAACTGGGAAAGTTGAGGGGCTTGATGACATCAAGGACACCAAAGTCAAAGAACAGATTGCAGCAGCTGTAAGTAAAGTGGTTGAAGAGTTAGGCGGTAATTAGATGATCTTGTTTCTGAAATTGATGGTTATCAGTGCTTGCTTGCTCCTTGCTATTCTGATTTTCGTTGCTGGTCATAAAACCTACAAAGAGGGGAGAGCAGACAAGGTGGTTTGGTTTATCTTTGATGCTTATGCTATCGCTTTGATTTACACAGTGATAAAGATTTTGGAGACATGACATGAAAAATAAAAATCGAGTTGGTCTATTTTTTGCACTTGCAGCCTTGTCTTTATCAATGCTAAATCTAGGTTTGATAATCTCTAAAAATCACTATAAACCGCAGGTGGTCAAGCTGGAGCAACAAGTGGATGAATTGAAAAAAAGAAAACCAGTCATTATTTATCAAGTTGATAATGCTGGTGGCAAACTTATCGGAACGGTAACAGACAAGGCTATTGTCGATGGGCATTATACGGTTACTATCGGAGCTTATGGCAAGTTTCTTGTTACGAAAGAGCAGTATGAGAGTATCAATGTGGGCGATGATGCCCCAGATTATTTGAAGAAATAAAGGATGGCGAATGATGGCAAAGCCTAAAAGATATCCTTTCATGGGGGTAAGAAAAGAAAGCGAAGCCAAAAAAATTGCATCGATGCTAAAGAAAGTTGATGGATGCGATTTGAGAGGTACGGTTCAAATTGAATATCTCCCCGAGTTTCATAAAACAAGGATTATTGTAAAAGCAGATGGCTATGGTAAGGGAATCAGAACAGCAACTTTAATAAGTGACTTTGATTTTTCGGAAAAAGATGGGTCTTTCTTGAAACTAGCTCTTTTTAAAAAGGCTGAAGAAATGTCACAATTTGACTTTAGGGAGACTACAAATGAAGAATGGTCTGGAATTATTGCAGATATAATTAAAAGGATGAGGAGGGGGAAGATGTGAAATTTGAGTTTTCTTTGCCTCGAAATACTAAGCTAAAATCTCTAAACATGGTTATAAACAGTAATGACAGGCAACATCAAACAGATAAAGCTAAAGTTACTAAGCGTATTAGAGCTTTTGCTTATTGGCATACATCGATGAACAAGGATAAAGGGAGGGCTGCTTTTAGCCCCTCTAACCCTTGTGAGGTTACAGTTACAATTTACAGCCCTACTAAATCTAAATTAGATCCACCTAATTTATATCCGACAGTCAAGGCTATCATTGATGGCATGACTGATGCAGGTATTTGGACAGATGATAATCATAAGGTTATCAAAAAACTGTCATTTGTTTATGGTGGATTAAGCGAGGAAAAAGGGCATTATAGATTAGAGTTTGATATAGAGGAGGTGAAAGATGAGTGACTTTTTAAAAGGTATTGGAGCAGTAACATTAATGTTATCAACTTTAAGGAGGGCAACAAATGAAAACTAAAAAACTATTAGCAATCGCATTGCTTGGCTTGTCTTTTGTATGGTTGGCAGCATGTGGAAACAAGGATGTCCTTGGAACAACTTTCACTTTTAATTACGCAAAAGTGAAAATGGTAGATGGGCAAATCGTAGAGGGCAAAGTCAAACAGTGGGCGAAGTACGAGAAACAGGATAGTATTCGTGTTACTTTTGAAAATGGTGATGAGTATTACACTCACTCAAGTAACGTGACTTTGTACAATAAATGATGAGGGGGTGATACATGACTGATGACGAAGAAAAAAATAGAGCGCTTGTCAGTTATCCATCGCAGAGAAATTAACTGGCTAAAGTGGTATTTTTTGAGAGATAAGAAAAATCCAAAGAGAACCATTTTGGAGCAAAAGATTATAGTTTCTCATATCAAAAATGATAGGTCTGAAGCTAAATTTTTAAGCAATTTAAAAAAATCAACGGAAGATTTTATAGATGGGTCTGATCCTAAATACTTACAGGCGATAAAAGAGGTTTACGTTTACGAGAACATGAATGTTATTGGAGCTTGTCAAAAAATACTATTTTATAGTCCAACTCAAGCCTATGTATTACTTAATGCGTGGTTTAACGATTATTTTCGTGCAACTTACACAGAATTACTAGAAAACGCCATCTTAGATAAAGAACCGTAAAAAAACCAAAGCTTATGTATCTATAATCAAGATATGTAAGCTTTTTTTGAAAGGAGAGATATGGACAACTTACAAATCGAGTATGTGGATATAAAATCCGTTAAACCATATCACAAAAATGCTAGGCATAATGATGGAGAGGCGACAGAGAAAGTTGCTGCATCCATAAAAGCTTTTGGCTTTCAACAACCTATCCTAGTAGATGATAATAATGTCATCATTACAGGTCATACTAGGCTAAAGGCTGCTATTTCCCTTGGAATTGATACAATACCTATCGCTCACGCTGTAAACCTCACAGACGAGCAGATAAAAGCTTATAGACTAGCAGATAATCGAGTGGCGGAGTATTCAACGTGGAATGCTGAGCTTTTGAATGTAGAACTAGGTGAGTTTAAAACAATAGATATGAGCCAATTCGGGTTTGACTTATCTGTAACAGGTCTAGATTTTGGTACAGAACAAGAACAAGAGGCATATGACCTCGAGGAAGAAGATACAGAGGATTTTCACAGAGACACAACCATAAATCAGTACAATCTCTTTCATTATGATGAAAGCAGAGTAGAGGGGCTTTTTAACATGCCTATACTTGAGGGCGTGGATCATATACCTAACCAGTTTCAAGGATTTAACTATGTTTTGAACAACCCAGATTATAGTTCATGCGTGCATTTTTTTCTGGATGATTACCAGTTTGAACGCATTTGGCAAAGACCAGATTTTTATATTGAGAAATTGCTTGAATTTGATTGTGCTTTAACTCCAGATTTTAGCTTATATCTTGATATGCCTATTGCTATGCAGGTATGGAATATTTACAGGTCACGCTTAATAGGTCAAATCATGCAAGATTACGGGATGACAGTTATCCCAACAGTATCATGGTCAACTGAGGAAAGTTTCGCTTTTTGTTTTGATGGTCTACCTCAAAATGCAACGCTAGCAATCAGTACAATAGGCGTTAAGCAAAACAAAGAGCAGTTGAAAATTTGGGAAAAGGGTGTAACAGAAATGATAAATCGCCTCAACCCCAAAAGAGTTGTAGTATATGGTGGGAAAGTGGAATACGATTATAAAGATATAGAGGTTGTCTATTTTGAAAATGCAACAACGGAAAGGATGAAAAATAATGGGCGGTAGAGGAGCAAGTGTTAAATCAATCATAGCAAAGTATGAAAACCATAAAAAGAAGATTCATAATAGCTCAAGCGGAATAACAAGGGTTGAGCGAAAAAAACTCATTGAGGCTGGTTATTTGAAACGTGAGGAAACAAAATCAACCCCCAAAAACGAGAGTAAAAACTCTTTTGATAGAGCAAAAGAAATTAAAAACTTTAGCAGTCATGCTTATAGAAAAGAAAACACTCCTAGAGGGGCTAAGTCGTTTGCTACAATGTTTCAAAAAAATGGAAGTTTAACTAACGGTATATTAGCTCATGGAGAGGAATATGTTATAGCAAAATGGGCGAACCAAAAGGGGTATAAGAACCTAGATAAAAAATCAAAAAGTGATATTGGTAAAATTATAGGTGAATATGCTAAAGGACATAATGTGAAGTTATCAAGAGTAGTTAATTCTAATGAATGGGATTGGTACAAGTATTGATAGAAAGAAGTTTAAACAATGGGTGGTAGAGGAGCAAGCTCCGGAATGAGCGATAAAAAGAAGAAATATGGCACAGAGTATGAAACAGTACATAAAGTAGGCAATATAAAATTTGTTACTCAAAATGAGCAAGGGTCACAAAAGTCCCCAATGGAAACGATGACAAAAGGTAGAGTTTATGTGCTCATCGACAAGAACAAAAATGCACCCAAGAGTATTGTTTATTTTGATGCAAAAAATAAGCGTAATAAGCAAATTGACTTAGATCATGTACACAAGGGCATGAAACCACATACTCATCATGGCTATAATCATGCAGAATATGAGAAAAGTAAAAAAGGCGCAACCAATTTGACACCAAAAGAGCGTAAACTTGTTGAAAAAGTCGAAAAAGAGTGGTATAATTATACTAAGAAACGTAGGGAGTAGTATATAGGGATTACGCCTTGTTGGAGGAGATTCCGGTTCGAATCCGGGCTACTACGTTACATCTTAGCCCCTTAATTGGGGCTTTTTTGTTATCTAATATTTAGAACAGCGTAAAACATCCCCTTTTTTAACATATACAATGAAATCATAAGTATAAAATGCTTGTGATTTTTTGTTTGAAAGGAGGGTGGAAATTGCCTAGAGATGGAACTAAAAATTTAACTCCTATGAACAAACGAAGTTTGGAGGAACAGAAAGAACTCCAAAGAAAAGGAGGTAAAGCATCTGGCATAGCAAGAAGAAAAAAAGCTGATCTAAAAAAAGCATTTGAAACCCTCTTATCTTTGGATGTGACGGATAGTAAAATCAAAAAACAACTTGAAGAAATGGGTATGGCTGGCAACAATGAGGCTTTGCTAGCCTTTGCAACCTTTCAGCAAGCCGTAAATGGCAATCAAAAAGCGACTGAGAACATAATCAAGCTGACCAATACTAAGGATAGGTACGATATACAAGAGCAGAAAGAGAGAATCAAAGCACTCAAGCATGAAAATAGAGAGCGTGAGGAAGCTGAAAAGGGTTCGGCTGAAACGATTCATATTGTCGATGAGTGGCTAGATGAAGTAGAGGGGGCGACAGATGACCTTTAAAGTGCAAGAGAATGTTAACCCTCATTTCAAATCTGTTTGGATTTCTAATTTGCCTTACAATGTTTTGAAAGGCGGGCGTAACTCTTTTAAATCATCGGTTATTGTACTCAAACTAGCGTATATGATGATAAGGTATATCATCGCTGGAGAGGTAGCTAATATTGTTGTTATCCGTAAGGTGGCCAATACTATCCGAGACAGTGTTTTTAATAAGGTTTGGTGGGCATTAAATCTTTTTGGTATAGCTGAGCACTTCACAAAAACAGTCAGCCCTTTTAAAATCGTACACAAAAGGACAGGTTCAACATTTTACTTTTATGGCCAAGATGACTTTCAAAAACTCAAATCAAATGACATAGGTAACATTATAGCGGTTTGGTATGAAGAGGCTGCTGAATTTAGTAATCAAGAAGATTTTGACCAGTCAAACGTGACATTCATGAGACAAAAACATCCACGCGCTAAGTTTGTACAATTCTTTTGGAGTTATAACCCACCTAGAAATCCGTACAGTTGGATCAATGAGTGGTTTGAGAGCATCAAAACGAATAAGAATTATCTAGCTCATTCAAGCACTTATCTTGATGATGAGTTGGGTTTTGTTACTGATCAGATGCTAGAGGATATAGAGCGCATCAAGGAGAATGACTATGACTATTACAGGTATCTATATCTAGGCGAGGCAGTCGGACTTGGTAACAACGTATATAACATGAGTATGTTTCATGCTATTGATGCTTTGCCAAGCGATGATAAGCTGTTTGGCATATCTTTTGCGCTGGACGGTGGACATCAACAGTCAGCAACCGCTTGTTGTGCTTTTGGAATAACGGCTAAAGGTAAGGTTATCTTATTAGATACCTGGTATTATTCACCCGCTGGGCAAGTGGTAAAGAAAGCGCCTAGTCAGCTATCTAAAGAGATATATACTTATATACGCTCAGTTATCGAGAAGTACAGAGTACAGGCATTACAGTACACAATTGATAGCGCCGAGGGAGCGTTAAGAAACCAGATGTTTCTTGACTTTGGTTTGAAATGGCATCCAGTCGCTAAACTTAGAAAAGTGACTATGATTGACAGCTTTCAATCTTTACTTGCTCAAGGTCGCTTTTACTATCTCAATACAGAGAACAACAGGATATTTATTGAAGAACACAAGATGTATCGTTGGGATGAAAAGACTATCAAATCTGATAATCCTAGCGTTATCAAAGAAGATGACCATACATGCGACACAACACAGTATTTTGTGTTAGACAATGCAAAATTGCTCGGTTTGCGTGTTGGTAACGTATAGAGGAGGGCAATCATGAGCCTATTTCAAAAAGTAAAAGACTTTTTTAGTCGAGGGAGGTATTACATGCAGACATCAAACCTTAATAGTATTTTAGAACATCCAAAAATTGCAGTGACTCAAGAAGAGTATGACCGGATCAAGAGAAATTTAGTCTACTATCAATCAAAATGGGATGATGTTCAGTACAAGAACACAGATGGAGATATCCAGTCTCGCCCAATGAATCACTTGCCAATTGCAAGAACAGCATCGAAGAAGATTGCTAGCTTGGTTTACAATGAACAAGCAACTATTACAACTAAAAATGAAATTTTACAGAAATTTTTGGATGAAATGCTAACTAACGACCGGTTTAATAAGAATTTTGAACGGTATCTAGAAAGCTGTTTGGCGCTTGGTGGGCTGGCTATGCGCCCTTACATTGACGGAGATAAGGTTAGAGTGGCATTTATTCAAGCTCCTGTATTCTTTCCATTAGAGAGCAATACGCAAGATGTTTCAAGCTCTGCAATACTTACTAAGACTATCAAATCTGAGGGACGTAAGAACGTTTATTATACCCTTGTTGAGTTTCACGAGTGGGTAACAGCAGACGGACAAGAAACAGGTAGTACAAGCGATAAGAAGTATTATCGTATTACAAATGAACTGTATAGGTCAGATGTGAATGATGTGCTAGGGCAACGTGTGAACTTGAGTGAGCTAGACAAGTATAGAAATCTAGAACCAGTAACAGTCTTTGAGAACTTGTCAAGACCGCTATTTACTTATCTAAAAACTCCAGGCATGAATAATAAAGACATAAATAGTCCTCTTGGATTGTCTATCTTTGATAACGCAAAAACAACTATTGATTTCATCAATCGCTCTTATGATGAATTTATGTGGGAAGTGAAGATGGGGCAACGTCGTGTTATTGTTCCAGAACATTTGACACAAAGACAATATCAACGCTCAGACGGAACGTTAGATCTTAGACCACGGTTTGATGTTGAGCAGAATGTTTATATGCAAATTGGTGGATCTAGTATGGATGCTGGAGGAATTACAGACCTTACCTCACCAATTCGAGCAAATGATTACATTTTGGCAATTTCAGAGGGATTGAAACTTTTTGAAATGCAGATTGGTGTATCAAGCGGCATGTTTACCTTTGATGGACAAGGGATGAAAACAGCAACAGAAATCGTCAGCGAGAACTCAGACACTTATCAGATGCGCAACAGCATTGTGGCACTTGTTGAACAAGCAATCAAAGAGCTTTGTGTTTCAATGTGTGAGCTGGGCAAAGCGGTGGGGTTGTATAATGGAGAAATCCCAGATCTGAAAGATATTTCTGTAAACCTAGATGATGGAGTATTCACAGACCGCCATGCCGAACTTGATTATTGGGCTAAAATGGTAGCTGCAGGATTCTCAACCAAGAAACGGGCAATTGGAAAAACTTTGAATCTTTCTGAATCAGAGGCAGAAAAAGAACTCAATGCCATCAATAGTGAGTTACCGCCTATGAACGATGCTGAGCTTGCTATTTATGGCATGCACAACCAAAATGAGGAGGAAGAAGATGTTTAGAAAGTTTTTAATGTGGGTATTCAGAATCCCTAAGCATCCTAATATTATAGCCTTTGAAATCGGATGTCATTCAATAAAAGAAGGTATAAGAATAGGATTGGAGGAAGAAGATGACAAAGTATAAGAAAAAACCAGTTGTAGTTGAGGCAATTAGGTTTATTGGGGCAAACTATGAAGAAATCAGAGAGTTTATTGGTCAAAATACCTTGTGCTCTGATTTAAGTATTGTAATTCCAACGCTTGAGGGAGATATGGTAGCTCAAAAGGGCGATTATATTATTAAAGGTGTGAAAGGTGAATTTTATCCATGCAAGCCAGATATTTTTGAAGAAACCTATGAGGTAGTTAGCGAGGCTTGATTATGAGCGAACAAAGGAAGAATAAGCTGGTCAATTGGCCAGTTTTCTTTCAAAGGAGGGCTTTTGAATGAAAAAAAAGAGAAAACAGCTCACGTTTAACGACCAACAATTTCCTTTGCAAATGCAAGGAGTAGGGGATATTTACGAAAAATTACAGATTGATCTCTTTGACCGTATGATCAAACGTTTAAAAGAGCGTGGTTCTATTGATTTAATGAGAAACCCTTACATCTGGCAGTTGGAGAAACTAAATGATATGCACATGCTCAATGAGCAGAATCTAAAGCTTATTTCAGAGCGTACAGGAATTGCTGAAAGATTGTTACGGGATGTAATTGAGAATGAGGGTCTGAAAGTCTATACAGACACTAGACAACAACTTGAGGAAGATTTGAATAGAAATCCTACTAGACAGATTTCAAATGCCGTAACGGATAGTTTAGAGGCTTATTCGAGGCAAGCAATTAGTGATTTGAACCTTATCAATACAACTTTGCCAAAGAGCTTACAATCGGCTTATAAGTCGATTGTTGAGGAAACCGTCGCTCAAGTAGTGGCAGGCACTAAAACAAGTGATAGAGCATTACATGATACCATCATGAAATGGCACAAGAACGCTTTTACGGGCTTTGTCGATAAAGGTGGGAGGCATTGGAAAGCTGATAGTTATGCGAGGGCTATTATCAAGAGTACAACATACAAAGTTTACAACGAAATGCGTACTAGACCAGCTGAAGAGTTAGGAATAGATACTTTTTACTACTCAAAGAAAGCAATGGCTAGACCTGCTTGCAGCCCATTACAAGGGCAGATAGTTACCAAAGGGGCTAGTAGGGAGATAGATGGGATAACTATCTATTCATTATTGGACTATGGGTACGGGACAGCAGCAGGATGTTTAGGAATCCATTGTGGTCATTATCTGACACCGTTTATTGTTGGGATTCATGAGTTACCGAACTTACCAGACTATCTGAAAAATCTAACACCAGAACAAGCTGAAGAAAATGCACGCATTGAAGCAGGTCAAAGAGGTCTTGAGAGACTTATCAAGACACATAAAGAGCGCTTGCATTATGCTCATACCTTGCAAGATGACAAGATGATACAAGCTGAGCGTTTGAAAGTTAGAGGGTATCAAACTAAGATCCGTAACTTGATAAATCAGCATGATTTCTTAACAAGAGATTACAGACGAGAGAAATTATATGTTTCATAAAGGATTTGTGTTTCACAAGTCCTTTTTTTGTGTTTAAAACCGTAAAAAATCCCTATCCATCAAAGGTATATTGAGAGAGTAAATAATATTTTGCTTGAGGTGGGAGTTGTCCACCTAAAAAAGAACTAGGAGGGTACAAATGGCATTTACAACTGAAGAACTACTCAATCTTGGGTTGACAGAAGAACAGGCTAAGTCAGTCTTTGCTTTGCGAGGAAAAGAGCTGAACGAGGACAAATCAGCCTTAGAAACTATCACACAAGAGCGAGATAGTCTCAAAACACAGTTGCAAAAGGCAGAGGAGCAAGTTGAACACTTGAAATCGCTTGAAGGTATCAGCGCTAAACAGAAAGAGGCGATTGATGAATTACAAGCTGAATATGACAAGTATAAAAATGAAGCTGCCGCTGAACTTGCGCAAACTAAAAAGGTTAGTGCTATCAATCTAGCCTTGAAAGATACAAATGCTTTCAACCCAGACAAGTTGATGAAATTCATTGATGTTGATGCTATCCAGTTAGACGAAAATGGGAAACCTCAGATTGATGAAGTAATCAACGGTTTAAAAGAAAGCGATCCATATCTGTTCAAAGCTGAAGAAAGTAAGCCTAGCCCAAATATTTTACCTCAAGGTAATCCAGCAGGAGAGGGGGCAGGTGAAGCCGACCCATTCCAAGCGATTATTGACGGGTATGGCAAATAACAGAAAGGAGATTACAAATGCCAAGTAATCAAAACAATGCAACACGTCGCTACGAGCAACAATATGCAGGGATTCTAAACACAGTTTTTGGAGTGCGAGCAGCCTTTACAGGTGCTTTGTCGCCAATTCAGATTTTGGATGGCGTACAAGAAAATGAAACAGCATTCTCAGTTAAAACAAACAATACTCCAGTCGTAATTGGAGAGTACAAAACAGGCGCAAACGATGGGGATTTTGGCGACAATACAGGCGCTGAGTCACGCTTTGGGGAATTGAAAGAAATCAAGTACAGCAATACTAAGGTTGACTATGATTACATGCTCACCATCCATGAGGGGCTTGACCGTTACACAGTGAACAATGATCTTAAAGCTGCAATCGCCGACCGCTTGAAGCTCCAATCTGAGGCGCAAACACGAACCATCAACAAACGTATTGGTGAGTACATGTCAGACAACGCTGGCCAAACTGAGGCACTTGCTGACTTTTCAGAAGATAAGCTAAAAGCTTTGTTTAACAAGGTATCAGCTTATTACACAAACAATGAAGTAACTGCACCAGTTACAGTGTATCTCCGAGCTGAGCTATACAATGCCATTGTTGATATGGCCTCAGTAACATCAGCTAAAGGCTCAAGCATCTCATTAGATGAGAATGGTTTGCCAAAATACAAAGGTTTTACTTTGGTTGAAACACCAGCACAATACTTTAAAACAGGGGTTGTCGCGATCTTCTCTCCAGATGGAATCATTATCCCGTTTGTAGGTATCTCAACTGCTCGTGCTATTGAAGCTGAAAATTTTGATGGAGTGAAATTGCAAGCTGCTGCTAAAGGTGGTACATACGTCTTGGATGATAACAAGAAAGCGATTTACAAAATTACAGGAACTATTGTATAGGAGGTAGAACATGGCACTTTATCGGGCAACAAAAAATCTTCTCTTTGAGAGCCTCAACAAGGGTGTAATTGTCGGTGACATTATTGAATTTGAAGAAGATTATGCCAAAGAGGTCAACAAGAAACTAAAGAATGCTTTTCCAGATGTGAAAAATGTTTTGGAACTTGTTGACAAAAATGGAACGCTAGAACCAGAAGAAGATGCCCCATTGGTAGATGAAGCATCTCAGGAAACTGTTGAAGATTAAATAAGGGGTGGCAACACCCTTTGTTTTTAAGGAAGGTTACGCATGACTTATTTAACACAAGAGGAATTCCATGAGCTAGGTTTTGATGAAGTAACAGACTTTGAGAAGCTAGCCAAAAGAGCAGAAATAGCTATCAATCTCTATACTCAAGGCTTTTATCAAAAAGGTATTGATTTTGAAAAAGAGATTAAGTATCGAAAAGATGCAGTTAAGCTTGCTATGGCTTTTCAAATCGCTTATCTCGATTCATCTGGCATTATGTCAGCGGATGATAAACAACTAGCCAATAACATCTCTATTGGCCGTACATCAATCTCTTATAGCACCTCACAAAGCACATCAGCAGGTCAGCGATTTAATTTGTCTATGGATGCTGAAAATGCTTTGAGACAAGCTGGCTTTGGCCTAGTTGTTGGAGTTGTATATGATCGATAAGCGACTATTAAAAGGGATTGACAAGCGTTTGTTAAAGGATGTCATAACTGTAAAAAAAGTAACTGGCAAAAATGATTATGGGGATGAGGTTTACTCAGAGCCATTGACTATTAAAAATGTACGCTTTGATAGATCAGTGGGGATAACTGGTAATCGTAATTCAAAATCTGGTACAGGAAATTCAAAATCAAGGCAAAAACAAGGGGTTATATACCTCTATCCATCCCTTTCTTTTGTGACAGCCAATGATGATTGGATGGGTGCAAAAGTAAATGATGGGATAAGAGATTACACAATTAACGGCTACCAAACTAACTACTATGATGGTGAGGTATTTAGTCAAGAAATTGAGGTGATCTAATGAGTATTGCCATTAAAGTTGACTTGCAGAAAGCTAAACAGAAACTTTCGAGTGAATCCATGACAAGAGGAAAGATTGCAGTCGCTAGCCAAATCTTGCTAGACAATGAGCAATATATCCCCTTGCGAGGAGGAGATTTAAGAGCTTCTGGCCGAATCGTTGGACAGGGCGATGCTGTTGTTTATGGCACAGTTTACGCTAGGGCGCAATTTTACGGTTCAAACGGTATTGTCACCTTTAGGAGATATACCACTCCAGGTACAGGAAAACGATGGGATCAAGTTGCTACTAGTAAACATGCTGAAGAATGGGCTAGAGCTTTTGTGAAAGGAATGGGGCTTTGATGCGAGAGAATGACTTTCAAAATGTACTTTTAAAGCATATCAAGACTTTAAATTTACCAGTTGAACCACGCTTTGATTATTTTGAGGATGACAAAGATGACCTGGTTATCAATCAGATACCAGGTGGGAAAGTGGATAGAGGTTATATGGATGGTACACAAGAGATTTCTTTGCCATTTGAAATTGCTGTAAAGGCAAAAAAGAACACAGTAGCCAATGACACTATCTGGTTAGTAACCTCAGAATTATCAAAGATAGACTTAGTTTTGCCGAGTGATAACAATTCCTATGAATATATGGGAATGGAAGTCAGCAGACCTGCTATGAAAGGTAAGGATGAGCAAGGCTATTATTATTACACAATTGAAATTGTGGCAAAAATCGTAATAGAGAGGAATAAACAATGACAAGACAAAAAAACGCCCTACGTGGCCATTTTGTAGCTCCGTACAACAATGGAACAGAACCATCCACAGAAGATGCATGGTTGGAACTTGCTAAATGGATTTCAGATGTATCAGATGATACAGATGAGAAAACAGATGACCAAGCATACTATGACGGTGATGGAGTTGAAGAAACAACGGTAGTCAGTGTAAAAGGTGCTTATACCTTTGAGGGTACTTATGATCCAGAAGATAAGGCACAGGCTCTTATTGCTAGCATGAAGTACAAGACAGGGGATGACCGTAAGCTATGGCACAAGGTTGTTTCTTCTGATAAGAAAAAACAATGGGTGGGAGCTGCAACAGCAACAGAAATCAAAGCAGGTTCTGGCGCTGCCTCTGACTATGAGGCGTTCGGATGTAAGCTTTCTTATAACTCAACGCCAAAAGAGACAGGTATTGGGTAATAGCTTTTGACAAGGGCGGGCATTGAGCCTTGCCCTTTTTAACAAGAAAAAGGAGTAGAGATATGACAGATATTCAGATTGAACTAAAACGTACTGGTTTCCCAGTTAAAATCGGCGAAGTAGAGCTATGGTTTGATACAAGTCAAGAGAGCTTGATGCGATTTTATGACATGGAAGAAGAATTACAACGTCGCCTTGTCCAATATGAATTGGCTGTGGTAACTGCAAATATTGATAACAAAATTGAGCGTGATGGAGTTACTAAGGAAGTAGTAGCTGGCTCTATTGAACTAGAGAAGAAACAGCTTGAAATTCAATACGATCTTGTTTTTGGCGATGGTACATTTGACAAGTTGTATTCTGTATATCCAGACTATAACGCCTTAAATAACGCCCTAGAACAAGTCTCAATCATGTTGCATGACAAACTAAAAGAACTTGCTGAGCAACACAAAGCGGTAGTGAAAGAGCGAGCTAGTCACTATTTAAACAAGGGCAAAGTCACTCCAATCAAGAACAACAAGAAACGCAAAAAGAAATAGCAGGTAAAAAATATGTCTATGAAATTAAATGATGCCTTAATCACAAGTTTCTCTATTGCTGATAAAGAGTATTACATAGACTTGTCTTTTAATAAGGTTCTGGATGTCTTTGAAATCTTGAAAGAGGGAGAGTTGACAGATTTTGAAAAAGCACAATTGATTGTCCATTTGCTAACTGGCCAAGAATTATACGACATCAAAGAGGTTGTAGACTGTTGGATTTACATAAAAGAACATTTTTTAGAAATCGAAAAAGAAACTGTTCAGTATGATTTGCTAGGCAATCCCATGCCAACAGCAAAAAATGAAGAAGAACAAGAAAAATTGATTGATTTTGAACAAGATGCAGAATACATTTACGCTAGTTTTTTGCAAGCTTATGGCATCAATCTTTTGAAAGTTCAAAATAAGTTGACATGGACAGAATTTAAAGCGCTTTTGAACGCTTTGCCGGACAGTACAATCATGCAACAGATTATAGAAATTCGTGCCTGGAAACCAGAATATGGTGGGGATAAGAATAAAATGCGCAAATTACAAGCTAAATATAGTTTAGGAAAGGAGGGAGAAGTAAATGGCTGATGGAAAAGTTACCATCGTTGTAGACGTTGATGGCAATAAAGTCAAGGTTCTAAACGATGAGTTAGATAAAACGGCACAGAAAGGTGACAGAGGGAGCGATTCTCTAAAGAAGTTTGCTCTTGGTGGTGCTACTTTCAAACTGGCATCTAAAGCGGTAGATCTTCTGACAGATTCATTGGGAGGAGCTATTCAGCGTTTTGATACCCTTGAAAGTTATCCAAGAGTGATGCAAGCGATGGGGCATAGTACAGAAGATGTCACGCGCTCAACCAAGAAACTTGCAGCAGGTATTGAGGGCTTGCCTACGACTTTGAATGAAGTAGTTGGTACAGCTCAACGCCTTACCTCGATTACTGGAGACATAAACAAATCAACAGATTTGACACTTGCTCTTAATAATGCCTTTCTTGCCTCTGGATCTTCTAGTGCTGATGCAAGCCGTGGTTTACAACAGTTTAGCCAGATGTTATCAGCTGGTAAGGTTGATATGCAATCCTGGAAAACATTGCAAGAAACAATGCCTTATGCTTTGCAAAAGACTGCTGAATCATTCGGTTTCGCTGGCCAATCTGCTCAGAATGATTTCTATTCTGCATTAAAACAGGGACAACTTACGTTTGATCAGTTCGCCTCAAAATTGATTGAGTTAAATGGTGGTGTTGGTGGTTTCGCCGAGCTTGCAAAATCTAATAGTAAAGGGATTCAGACCTCTTTCGGCAACTTAAAAAATGCAATTGTAAAAGGTGTCGCAAATACAATCAAAGCTCTTGACGATTTAACAAAGGCAGCAACAGGAAAAACAATTGCTGAGAACTTCGATGCATTGAAAGTAATCATAAATGCTGCTTTTGGTGTGATTGTCAATGTTATTAAAGCTAGTACACCTGTTTTTCAAACTTTGTTTAGTGTTTTGAGTTCTGGGATTTCTGTAATCTTATCTTTGAAGCCAGTTTTGGATGGTTTATCAGTTGCATTAGTAACTATGCGTGTCGCTAACGACACTATAACTGCAACAAAAAACTTAATTAATTCCTGGCAGACATTCAAAACAACAGCAAGTGCAGCGGTAGGAGTTATTAACTTGATGACTGCAGCACAAGCGACATGTGGAACAGTTACAAAAGCTCAAATGGTCGCTAACTTGGCCAATAACGGAGCTTTGACAGCATCCAATTTGCTTTATGGTATATTGACCGGTGCTATTAGTTTGCAAACTGCTGCAACTATCGCTGCGACTGCTGCAACAACAGCATTTAAAGCAGCACTGACAGCTTTAACCGGACCGATTGGTTGGGTTGTTACTGGTGTAGGTCTTGCCGTTGGTGCATTGGTAGGTCTGTGGCAATGGCTGACTGCTGAGAGCGAGGAAACAAAACGCCTTAAATCGGAACAAGAGGAGTTAGTTAAGAGTACGGATCAATTAACGGATTCTGTTAAACAAAGTGCACAAGAACGTCAAAAAAATCTTGAGTCTGTAAAAGGTAATACAGAATCTTATCAAAAATTGGCTGACGAAATTGTCCAGTTATCACAAAAGACAAATAAGACAGCAGCAGACAAGAAAAATCTCAAGAAAAAGATTGATGCTTTAAATGCCTCTGTTAGTGGTCTAAATCTAGCTTATGATAAGAACTCAGATTCTTTGTCACACAATAGCGATGAAATCAAAGCTAGAATCTCAGCTATGGAGGCAGAATCGACATGGGAGGCATCCCAAAAGAACCTGCTTGATATTGAACAAAAGCGCGCTGAAATTGGCGAGCAACTGAAGCAGATTGCAGAACAACGTAATAAGTGGAATGAAGAGTCCAATGTTAGCGATAGTGTTCGTAAAGAAAAACTGCAAGAACTCAACGACAAGGAAACTGAGCTTAAGAATACCCAGACAGAATTGCAAACTGAGTACGAAAAAACCTCTCAAGTTCAACAATCAGCATCTGAAGCGATGGCTGCTGCTACCGAAAATGGTTCAAATAGACAAGTTGTAGCATACGAAAATATGTCTAAATCTCAACAAAAAGCAATAGACGATATGCGTACTAAGTACAATGAATTACTTGAGACAACTACGAACATGTTTGAACAAATCAAGTATAAGTCTGCTATTAGTGTCGATGAAATGATTACCAACCTCCAAAAAAACCAAGAGGCGGTTAATAATTGGGCAACAAACCTCAATACACTAGCCGAACGCGGAGTAAATGAGGGGATCTTGGCTAAATTGCAACAGATGGGGCCTCAAGGTGGGCTGTACGTTCAAGAACTTGTCAACGCATCAGATGAAAAATTGGCAACATTGAACGAAGTCTTTACTCAAGGTGGTGAGTCAGCTATGAATGGCTTAACTGCTGGTATGGATACGGGTGCTTTGGGTATCACAGACAAGATCAAGGGTATCGTACAAAGTCAAGTTTCAAGCTTACAAGAGGAAATTGCAGCTGCTGACTTTTCTAGTTTGGGGCAAGAAATCCCCAACGGGGTCAGTCAAGGAATAGAACAAGGAGCTTCTACCGCTGGAGAATCTTCTAAAAACATGGCCAATGATATAAAAGAATCCTTTACAAGTGAAATGGATATCAATTCCCCATCTCGTGTATTTAATGAGTATGGTGGTTTTATCACTACTGGATTAGCTGAGGGGGTAGATAAAGGTACCAATCAACCTGTATCATCTGTTACTAACTTAGCCAATCAAATTAAGAAACCATTTGATAGTTTGCAGAGTGATTTTACGTACATTGGTGAAATGGCGATGTCTGGTCTTAATGCAGGGCTTTGGAGTGGTTCTGGTGCTGTTATGGCAACAGCAAACTCAATTGCTGAAAGGATAAAAGCAACCATTAAGAGCGCACTGGATATTCACTCGCCATCTAGAGCAATGCGTGATGAAGTCGGACGTTTCATTCCTCAAGGTATCGCTGTTGGTATTGAGGCGGATGCTGGCGTTGTTAAAAGATCGATGTTGCGATTAAAAGAAAGCATGATGATTGATACTAGACCAGAAATTGCACTTGGATTAAACAAGAAACTAGGTGCTCAAGTGACTGTTAAACAAAGTAGTAAGCAGACAATAGCTGAAAAAATCAAGGTCACTATGGACAAGTCTAGCGAATTGCTAGAGAAGGCCTTAGATGTGGCTGAAACGGCTGTTAGACGACCGAGCGAAATGTACTTAAACGATGGCACTTTAGTCGCTAAAACAGGTGATAAATTCGCTAGATATCAATCAGAACAACTAAGGCGAGGAAATAGAATGAGAGGTATTCTTGAATGACGAAAACAATGGTATTCAACGGTGTTGATTTATCACGCTTTATCAAAATCAAGGATATTATTCGCCCTATCGGAAACGAGAGGAGCGTTACATTTGATAACGCTCCCTCATTGGGTGTAAATATCCAACAAGTGAAGCGTGGTAAAAAGGAGCACACTATCAAGTTTGACATGATTGAGCGTGACGGGGCGGCTCTTGAGCGCCTTAAACATGAATTGGCTGGTGTTTTGAACGTGCTAGAGCCTGTAAAAGTTGTTTATGGCGATGAGTCAGACAAGTATTATATGGGGTTGCCAGTGGATGAAATCACCCCAGAAAATTTGACAAGATGGTTTCAACGTTCGGAGTTTAAGCTTGTCATTCCTGATGGGGTGGCTCACAGCATTGCTTATAAAAAGTTTGATAGCATAGCTAACGCTACCGGAACAGGAAATAAAATGGTATTTGATTTGGTCAATGGTGGAACAGTTCCAGCAAATCCAATCGTACAAGTCAAGCACAATGCAGATAACGGTTATATCGGTATAGCGAATAACACGGGTTCTTTTGAAATTGGAAATAGCGAAGATGCTTTTACTGAGCCATCCCAAAAATCAGAAATGCTGCTTAACTATCGAGATAATGAGATCTCAAATGGTTTTATTAAAGCGTTAAAAAATCAAGCTGTTACAAACGATAATACAGAGTATGTAGTCGGAACAGCTGAGATGGTGAATCTCTGGGATCGCTCACATATTCGATTGAAAGATCTGCGAGGAGAAACCAAATTACACAACTATGCAACTAGTTTGTCGTGGGATATTCCAGCCAATAGTGCAAAAACAACAGGATCACTGGATGACTATTTGTGGTGGAGACAAGTTTTTTGGGCAGAGGCAAACAACCAATACGGCTTCATCAAGATTACTGTATCTGATACAGCAGGTAAGTTTTTATATGGAGTGGAAACTTTTAAACGAAATCTTAGTTCTGATTGTGAATACAACTTTTTTGTAAGCGATGGGAACGGTGGTTATCGTATCTTAGGACGTTGGAGATTTGATGGTACAACAACTGCTGACCGAAATCCTTTCAGCGTGGCCAAAGGATGGTCTGACTTGAAACGTAATGATGACAGAATCCAAGTTTTTTATGGTGGTTCTCACTCTACTTTCATTATTCCGGAAATTAAAGGGAAAAAATCCGCTAGAATCCATGTGACAATAGGGGCGTATCGAGATCATCAAATGGTTTCTCACATGTACCTTGATGGTCTATATTATCGCAAGGACTTTGTTACGCAGACAAGAGATATTCCTAACCGTTTTACGACTGGTTCAAATGTTGTCATCAACAGCGAAGACGATACAGTCTATATTGATGATATTGCAAAAGCAAGCGAGGTTGTAGATGGTTCTCAATGGCTCTCCATCCCTCCAGGTAATTCAAAATTAGAGCTGTACTTCTCTAGTTTTATCAAAAAACATCCGACAGTGACGATTGAATTTGAAGAAAGGTGGCTATAATGCTATTAACAATTCATGATGCAAGTTTGCAAAAAGTTGCTTTTGTTGATAACGACAAGCAAAATACGCTTAATTATTACGACGATACTTGGACAAGGGATTTGCCGACAGGATCCTCGACATTTGAATTCACTGTATTTAAAAAAGCCATTAAATCGGATACTGCGTTATCTAAGGCTTATCAATATCTGAATGAGCGTGCCTGGGTTTCGTTTCGATACCATGGGCGCACCTACCTATTCAATGTGATGACTGTTGAGGAAAACGAGCAGACAATCAAATGTTATTGTGAAAACCTCAATCTTGATTTGATTAATGAGCATGCAAATTCGTACAAAGCAGAAAGAGCAATGTCATTTATTGAGTATTGCCAAGAAATGGGGCTGCTTGGTTTCAGTAATCTTTCCGTTGGAATTAACGAGATTTCGGATAGGAGACGAACTCTAGAATGGGAAGGACAAGATACTAATCTTGCTCGTTTGCTTAGTTTGGCTAACAAATTCGATGCAGAAATTGAGTTTGAGACACACTTGAACGCTGATAGTTCTATCAAATCATTCAGAGTTAATGTGTATCAAGAGAACGACGAGAATCACCAAGGCGTTGGGCGTGTCAGAAATGACATACAGCTAACTTATGGCAAAAATCTAACTTCTATCACCAGAAAAGTTGACAAGACAGGCATTTTTAACGCAATTAGACCCACAGGTAAAAGACGTGTTAAAAATGAAAAGGGCGAAGAAGTAGAAGAGGTGGTAACACTTCGAGAGTTAGAGCCTTGGTCTGTAATGAGGGATGGAAACCTTGAATTTTATCAACGGAATGAATCTTTATACGCTCCTATTTCTATGCAAATGTATCCATCTGTTTTTAGTCCAAATACTTTTGATGATCAATGGATACGAAAAGATTTCTCTTACGAGACAGACAATCCAAAAGAATTGCGCCGATTGGCTTACAACGAGCTAAAAAAACATTGTTACCCTGCGGTGACATATGAAGTAAATGGCTTTATTGACGTTGAGATTGGTGATACAATCAAGATTTATGACAATGGTTTTAATCCGTCTCTTATGATTCAAGCACGGGTCTCTGAGCAGAAAGTTAGCTTTACGAACCCAGCGAGCAATAAAACCACTTTTTCTAATTTTAAGGCACTTGAGAACAAGTTATCAGATGGCATTCAAGCAGCCTTTGAGCGACTTTTCGAGGCATCAAAACCATACATTATCAAGTTAGCCACTGATAAAGGTGTCATCTTTAAGAATGGAGATGGCGAAAGTACAGTAACTGCTACTTTGTATAAAGGTGGTAAGCCTGTTGTGGCTGGTGTCACATGGCGTTGGGCACTTGATGGCAACGTATCAACAGGTATGAGCTATGTCGTCAGAGGCTCAAGCGTAAGAGATACATCCACGCTAACTGTTGCTGCTTACATTGATAATAATCAAGTTGCCGTTGACGAGATTTCTTTTGCAAATGTTCTTGATGGAAAACTTGGTACACCTGGAACTCCAGGGCGAGATGGTCGCAATGGTGCAGATGGCCGTACTCAATACACTCACATAGCTTACAGCAATAGCGCTGATGGGACTAAGGATTTTTCTGTAAGCGCCTCTGATAGAGCTTATATTGGGATATATGTTGATTTTAATAGCGCTGATAGCAATACTCCATCTGATTACAATTGGACACTTGTAAAAGGCTCTGATGGTGCAAATGGCGTGGCAGGTAAAGCTGGCGCAGATGGTAGGACACCATACTTACACATAGCTTACGCCACATCAAATAACGGCTCACAAGGTTTCTCAACTACTGACAGTACAAATAAAACGTATATCGGAACATACACAGATTACACTCAGGCAGATAGTACAGATTACAGAGTGTATAAGTGGACGTTGATAAAAGGGGCAGATGGTACTGGTATTTCTAATGTAACTAATTACTATTTAGTTACTACAGTCTCAACAGGTATCACAAGAGCAAGTGCAGGGTGGACAACTACACCACAGCCTATCACATCAGACAAGCGTTATTTGTGGAATTATCGAGTTGAGCTATACACAAACGGTACAAGTAAGACGACAGAGCCTACTGTTATTGGTGTACATGGGGAAAAAGGAGAACGTGGATTACAAGGTGATCAAGGTATTCCAGGAATTAGAGGGACAGACGGAAGAACCCAGTACACTCATATTGCTTACGCAGATAATGCAGTTGGAGGAGGTTTTAGCCAAACTAATACCAATAAGCCATATATTGGGATGTATGTTGATTTCAATGCTGCTGATAGTAATAATCCAACAGTTTATAAATGGACAAAGTGGAAAGGTGAAGATGGTGCGCAAGGTGTACCGGGAGCAAAAGGTGCAGATGGTAGAACACCATATTTTCATAGAGCTTGGTCTAACTCTGCTGATGGTCGTGATGGTTTCAGTACAACCGATAGCACAAATAAGCGCTATCTAGGTACGCTGACAGACTTTACCGAGTCTGACAGTCAAAATCCTGCACATTATAAGTGGACAGCTTTATTTGGCACAACAGAGCAATCAGGTAATATCTTACTAAATTCAAATACTGGATGGAGAAATAAGCACCAACAAGATTTTATCTTAGCTGAACCTTTAAAAGCTGGTAAACAGTACACATTAAGCGCTAGATGGTGGAGAAGTGATAATAGTAATCTTAACTTTGGTATTCGTAAAAATTCTAGCGATAGCTGGCAGTGGATAAATTTAGCATATAGCTTTAAGTTGGATGTTTGGAGTGCTACTTTCACAGCGGATAAAAATCTTAATGCTGGAGATATTGTTTCATTTTTCACTGTTGAACCAGAGGGAGTCGGTAATGCTGACTGGGCAGTTTTAACAGTTGGAGCTATACCTATTACAAGTTGGCAACCTCACTGGTCAGAAACTCAAAAACAGCTTGACTCTAAAGCTGACCAAGGGCTGACTCAGGAGCAATTGAATGCCCTTAGCGAAAAATCACAGATTTTAGAGGCTGAAATGAAAGCGAAAGCATCGATGGAGGCCTTTAGTGAATTAGAAAAAGCATATAATGCCTTTGTTGACAAGAATGCTAAAGATGCAGCCCAATCTGAAAAAGATTTGATTGAAGCAGGTAGAAGAATTGATTTGTTGACAACTCAATTCGGAGGACTAGCAGAGCTAAAAACATTCATTGATACTTACATGAAGAGCACAAACGAGGGCTTGATTATTGGTAAAAATGATGCAAGCTCTACTATCAAGGTATCAAGTGATAGAATATCCATGTTTTCTGCAGGAAAAGAGGTTATGTACATTTCACAAGGCGTAATAAACATTGATAATGGTATTTTTACCGCGTCAGTTCAAATTGGGCGTTTTAGAACAGAGCAATACCATCTTGACAAAGATGTGAATGTTATACGATATGTCGGATAAAAGGAGATAAAATGGCTAAATACAGTAATTCAAGTGGTAGCTTATTTTTAAATGTTTACATTGATCAAGGTGCGCAGAATATCGCTGCAAACACCACATCGGTAAACTGGGAAATGACAGTTAGTCGCTCAAGTTATTATCACACATATAACAAAAGTGGTAGTAGTACACTTTCGCTATCTCTTGATGGGCGTAATGTCCACAGCAGCAATCCAATTTGGGAGGTTTGGGACGGAGAGGTTACTCTTGCTAGGGGTTCAAGTACCATAACACATAATACAGATGGAAGTAAAACTCTACCTCTATCCTGCACATTTAACCCAAATAATGGTTATCATGAATCAATTACAGTTACAGCTAATATCAGTCTAACCACCATCCCACGGGCTAGTTCTGTAAGCGTAAATGCTGGAACTATTGGTAGTCCAATCACAATTAATATTAGTCGTTATAGTTCAAGTTTCAAGCATACGGTACGGTATGTTTGGGGTAATAAGTCTGGTACTATTGCCTCTAACGTTGATACATCCACAACATGGATGATACCGCTTGATTTTGCAAATGAAATCCCAAATAGCACAAGTGGTACTGGAACAATTTATGTTGATACATACGCAGGTAGCACCAAAACAGGTACGCAATCAGCTATACTAACAGCGAGCGTACCAGGGAGCATGAAACCTACATTTTCTAGTGTTACTTTGACAGATACTAATGGTGTTGCTAGGGGGTTATTGAGTGGTAATAATTTCTTGCAAATTATTTCTAATATCCAGGTGAATTTTAATGGAGCAAGTGGTGCATATAGATCAACCATCACAGGTTATAAGGCAGAGATTGTAAATAGAAATTTAGTTACGAACTCTAATGGTGGCACTCTAGGGATGATGAATTTTACTGGATCAGCAATGATTCGAGCTAGTGTGGTTGATAGTCGAGGTAGGCGATCAGATGCTAAAGATATTACTATCAATGTCATTGAGTATTTTGCTCCCTCTCTGAGCTTTTCAGCTGTTAGAACAAGAGAGTCGCCCAATATCATTCAAATCATCAGAAGCGCCAAAATAGCGCCTCTGATGCTCTCTGGTAAGCAGAGAAATAATATGACTCTGACTTTTCGGGTTGCTCCATTAAATACAAATAATTTTTCTGTTGATAATGGTAGCGCATCAGGCGTCTTTACAAGTGTTCATACATTGACTAATTCATCTGCAAACTTAGCAGGAAATTATCCTGCTACTAAATCTTTTGTGATTGTTGGACGACTTGAGGATAAATTTACAAATGTTGAATTTTCGGCTACTGTTGCAACTGAAAGCGTGGTAATGAGCTATGATAAAAATGGGCGCGTAGGTGTTGGAAAAGTGGCAGAACAAGGTGATACCGGTTCACTTGATGTCCTGGGAGACATCTATGCTAGAAATAAACCTATTCAACAATATCAGTTAACTGATAACAGAGGCTTTGGTAAACTTGTAAGGCAAGATTTCAATAACATGAAAAGTACTGGATTTTGGTGGCTGGAGGGTTCATCTCCTAACAATCCATTTAATGGGGCGTGGGGGATGTTAGAAGTATTTAGACCTAATCCTACGACCAACGAGGCTATTCAACGCTTCACAACATCCTCAGGGTATATGGCAGTCAGAGAGCTTGGACATGATAATGTATGGAGGTCATGGCGCTATCTAGTGCAGCAATCAAAATCCACTAACAACTCTGACTATGTAACTTTGCTAAAATCAGAAAGCAATCCGACTCCTTGGCAAAATGCCGTTTTACAAAACGGATGGAACCATCACAGGGATTTCGGAGGTGTCCAATTTTCAAAAACATTTGATGGTGTTGTTTGTTTTAAAGGAACATGTCAGGGTGGAAAGATTGCACGTGAGTCAATCATCCTTACTTTACCTGAAAATTTCAGACCATCCACAGCATTATTTAAAACAGCTTTGAATAATGATTACGGTTCGGCCGTTATAGGAATTTATCCAAGTGGAAACGTAGTTGTCAAATCTAATGTGGATTCTACATGGCTAAATTTCGACAATGTATCTTTCAAAATATAACAATCGTAAAAAATCCCTAAAATTTAACAGATAATTAATCTATAAAGGAGGAAATGACAATGCTAAAAGTCACAAAAACACGTCAGCTAGTAGCTGAATTTTTCGCACAAGATGGAGATCAACAAAAATTGGTCAAAACTACTGTAGTCAACACAGATAATGATGCTGTTTCAACAACATCCGAAACACTTCATGATCCGGATTTGTACGCTAAAAATCGTAGCAGTATGCGTAAGCATGAGCAAGAGTTACGAGAAATGCGTTATAAGATTGAAGATGCAATTTTGGCAGAGCTGGAAGCAGATGAACATAAAGAGTAGGAGGTGGATATGCCAGAATACGAGCGTTTAATTGTACAGTTCGTTTTCTCTCTCGTCCCTGTTGTAACCCTGTATTTCTCAATGAAAGATCGTAATACAAAGCAAGAAAATCGTATTACAGCTATGGAAAAAGACATTGAAAATCTGCAAGAATTTAAAGTGTCAGCAAATAAGCGACTTGATAATCACGACGAACAGAACAAAGCTATCTTAGTTTTAGCTGAGCAGGTCAAATCGCTTGGCGAGGATGTGAGAGAGCTTAAAAATTTAATTCAAAATAAACAATAAAAAAGAGAATAAACATGATTAATTGGAAATTAAGACTACAAAACAAAGCAACACTCATTGCCCTTCTTGGAGCAATCTTCTTGATGGCTCAGCAGTTCGGGCTTGAAATCCCCAAAGATATCCAGGATGGTGTGAACACATTTGTTTACATTCTTGTATTAATTGGTGTTGTTAACGACCCGACTACAAGCGGTATTACAGACAGCAAGCAAGCGCTTGAGTATGAAAATCCAAAGGGGGATTAAACGATGGTCAAAATCATCAATAATACGATTTTCAATGGAATTGCAGGCTCACGTCCAACTGAGAAGCCAAAATACTACATCATGCACAATGATGCTGGTTCTATGAGCGCTGAAAGTTATGTGAACTGGCTGCAATCTCGCTATGATAACGGCCAGTCTGAACTTGGCTTTGCTCATTACTACATTACTCGTGATGCAATCGCTCGCGTTGAAGATACTTACAATGGTACCTGGAGTGCTGCAAACTACGATGCTAACATGAACTCGCTCAGTTACGAAGTATGCCAGCAGTATAATTCGACGGATGCCGAGTTCATTGAAAATGAAAATATGGTATTGCGCCAAATGGCCGAGGATATGACTTATTACGGTGATACTCCGAACTATTCAAACATCAAGTTTCACAATGAATTTTCTAGCACATCATGCCCTGCTCGTTCCCTTGAATTGCACGGCGGATACAATGACAGCTTGCGTGACTATGTGATTGCCAAAATCAAGCATTATCAGTCGCTCGGCTCAACTGTCCAAGAAATGCTTGCAAAAGAAGGCAATCAAGAAGGTTGGAAGAAGAATGCGACTGGTTGGTGGTATGTCAACGCAGATGGCTCATATCCAACTGATAAATGGCAGAAAATCAACAATGTTTGGTATTACTTTGACAGCAACGGCTATATGAAAGCTAACACATGGCACAAGTACTCAGATGGACACTGGTATTACTTGCTCCCAAGTGGAGCCATGGCAACAGGATGGGCGCTTATTGCTAACAAGTGGTACTACTTCAAAGAAACTGGAGCAATGGCCACTGGCTGGGTTAAGTACAAGGAACATTGGTATTATCTCGATGCTAAGGATGGAGATATGAAATCCAATCAGTTTGTCAAGTCGGCAGATGGCACAGGTTGGTACTACCTTAAATCAGACGGAACAATGGCAGATAAGCCAGAGTTTACTGTTGAGCCTAATGGGCTCATTACTACAAAATAAAACGAAAGGAAAACTTTCAAAATAGATTACACTAAACCGCAGGCAATAACCTGCGGTTTTATTGTTTGTAAAAGGGGCAAAAAAGGGGCAAAAATGTCGTAAACCTCTGTAAAATGATGTAAAAACAATTATTTTAAAGCTAAAAACATAGCTGATTTTTAAGGCGTTGGAACTTGATGTAAATATATGTAATAGTATTTCTGAAAGCAGATGAATTATAAAACCACGGATTATTTTATCCGTGGTTCTTTCTTGAAGTTAATAAATATATGAGAAGAATTTTAAAGGAAGCCAACTCCATAATCTATGGTATACTATAGATGAGTTATACTGTAGAGTAAAGGAGGCACCATGAAAACATCTAAAAAAGTATGATTATTTTATTCAGTATTTTAGCAGTCATTGGAATTTCAGTGGGAGGATGTAGCATGCACCAATATCAAAAGAAACAAGAAATGATTGCCATCGCAACAAGTGATGAGGCGAGAAAGGTTTATGAACATTTTATGAAATCAAAAGACTCCAAAGCACTCACCGATGAAGGAATTATAAAGCATTATGAGATTGATGAAAGTAGCTTAAGTTATAACCCAATGGGGGGATTGATGGTTTCAGTGATTCTTAACAAAGATAATGAATTAAATATAAATTATAATTTGATTGAAAACAAAGATGGCTCATACCATTCAGCATATTATTCTACTTCACCAAGATTATCCAAACTTTTGAAAGGGAATAATGAATGACACAAAATTATGTTAAAGAAGATAACCTTCAAACCGCAATGGCAGAGTATCAGGATAATATGGGCGAGGGAAGAACTTTATATGACAATATGAAAGAGAACTTGGCACTGTCACCCAAGTCTACGACAATACTACAGGAGCGGGCGAGCAGGTTTATGCGGTTGTAAAAAATCCCAATGAAAAAGCTGAGGATGTAGAGGAAAGTTATGCTATACTATGAGTAAGTTAGTCCCTAATTCATTGATAGGATAGCATAAAGGAGGAAATATGAAAATATCTAAAAAAGTATGATTATTTTATTCAGTATTTTAGCAGTAATTGGAATCACAATAGGAGGATGTAGCATGCACCAATATCAAAAGAAACAAGAAATGATTGCCATCGCGACAAGCGATGAGGCGAGAAAAATTTATGAAAGTCATATGAAGCATAGAGATTCAGAAGCTCTGACAGAAAAAGGGCTAATCAAATCTTATAAAATTGATACTGATTCATTAGAGTATAATCCAATGGGAGGAATGGAAGTAAGAGTCTATGTTAATGATGAAAAAGATTTATGTTTTCAATTTGGTATTGTAAGAAATAGAGAGGGTAATTTAGAATCCAGTGGTTATGTTACGTATCCAAAACTCGCAGAACTTCTTAGGAGCAGTAATTAATTATGGAGAAAGAATACATTAATGATTACCATTTACAAATAGCAATGACGGAATACAGAGATTTGTTTAAAGATGGAGAAGCTGTTACACCTAACAATGACATTCTTGGCACTGTCACCCAAGTTTACAACAATACTACAGGAGCGGGCGAGCAGGTTTATGCAGTGGTAAAAAATCCTGATGAAAAAGCTGAGGATGTACAGGAAAGTTATGCTATACTATGAGTAAGTTCATTTCTAATTTATTGATAGGATAGCGTAAAGGAGGCACCATGAAAAAACCTAAAAAAAGCATGATTATTTTATTCAGTATTTTAGCAGTAATTGGAATAGCAGTAGGAGGCTGTAGCATGCACCAATATCAAAAGAAACAAGAAATGATTGCCATCGCGACAAGTGATGAGGCAAAGAAGGTTTATGAAGAATATTTAAAGAAAGAAGATCCACATGCTTTTACTGAAAAAGGATTTATACATTCTTATCAAGTGAAACAAGATTCATTAAGTTATAATCCAATGGGTGGGCTGATGGTTTCTTTAATAATCAATGATGATGATGAAATGCTTGTAGATTATAATTTAATTGAAAAGTCTGACGGAGATTATACTTCAGCATTTTATGGAAGTACTCCTAAATTTTGGCAGACTCGTGATAAATATTATAAAAAAGAGGAATGATAGTTATGCCGGAAAAATATATTAACGATCCTCATCTTCAGATAGCAATGACAGAGTACCAACCTAACATGAAAGAAAATAAATATGAGGTTAATACTCAGTATAATCAAAATGTAGGTTATGTCACCCAAGTCTACAACAATACTACAGGAGCGGGTGAGCAGGTTTATGCGGTTGTAAAAAATCCCAATGAAAAAGCTGATAAGGTACAGGAAGTAACGGTCCTTTTTCGTGGTTCTACGGGTCCAGATCATATTTTGAATGAAGCACCAGATGTCTGGAATGACTGGGCAGAAAACGATGCAGTTATAGCCAAGAGAATTATGTTGCAAAAAGACCTTAGCTATCAAGACAAGTCTACCGAACAGCTAAAGGCTTCTGCAAGAGCTTTAAAAGACATCATGGAAAAATATCCCAATGCCAAGATTAATGTCTATGGACATTCACTCGGTTCTATGGATGCTCAGTATTCTATGGCTGCCCTACAGGCAGATCAAGTCAAACGTATCCAACAGGCTTATATCTATAACGGCCCAGATATCTATAGGATACTAAGCCCTGAACAAAGGAAAGTTGTAGACTCTATTAAGACGAGGATCCATAACTATGCTGATCCAGATGATCCTATCAGTATGGTTGGTAGGGATATGGTCAAGGGAAGTATCGGATCGGTTGGCTTAGTTTATTACGTGGATAGTACAAAAGAAGACTTTGTGAACCAACACATGACTTATGGCTACCAGCTGGATAAAAATGGGAAGATTAAAATACTGTCAAACACCAGTACGGTCATTTATAATGACTATTTACTCCAGATGGATAACTATACACTACTCAAGGAGAAACTATCAGAAGGTGGTTATACAAAGGAAGAGCAATTGTTCCTAGATTCGGAGCAAGCAGGTATTGCAGCAGCAAGCATCAGTCTAATGTCTACAGAGGGGAAAAGTATCATCAAAAGTATAAGAGATGAAGCAGTAGAAGATGCAAGAAAAGTATTTGCTTCCCGTAGACAAGTCCCTTGGGGCTTTATCCTTAGTCCATCAGAGATGGAAAATGCATATATAGAAGGAGGAGCTACCTATGAAACAACTATCGGGGTTATTGAGAAACTATTAGATCCAGTTGTTGATAAGGTGTCTCAATTGGAAAAAGATTGTATAGATTTAGAAACTCAGACCAAGAAAGGTATTCAAAAGAAATTAGAAACAGATAAGGAGTTGGCTGAAAAATTTAGACAATGGAAAAAGTTGACATGATAGACCAAGAAATTTGGAAAAAGAGACGGCAATTAGAAGAATTGGAGGAAGACTATTATCACTCACGTAAAAAAATAGAGAATGAAAAATTAGAGTGTGATTATAGATTGAATGATTTGCATCGGATGCTTGAGGAAAAACATACAGTAGCAAGTCATATGCTGAGTCAGATAGAAGGAGACACTTCTATGCTACACTATCAGCTGAATCAACTAGCTACAGATTATAGTCAGCAAATGGATTTAGCATATAGAAAAAGACTTGATCAGCTAGAAACAGAAGAAAGCAATGCTAAACAGAAGTATAGTCGTGAATACCGTGAGCTTGATGAAGAACTAACTCAAATTCTGGCTAAGCAAAGACAAATACAAGATAAAAGAGAGTAACGCGGATGGATTTATTTAATTATATATTTGATTTTGTTTCTGGTGTGGATGATGGTTTTCGTGAAATAGAAAAAGAAATCGAGCGTTTATTTGTTAGGCAGATATTGGCTCCTGCTAAAAATTATGAAATTAATCAAATCGAGCAAGAAGCTAAGAAAAATACTCGTTTAACCATTAATAGTATCCAAGAAAGTCTAAGTGCGGTAAATAATAAAATAGATGTATCTATGAAGGGCGAGTTTGCCTCAAAAGTTATTGAGACCATAGATGGCAAAAAGAAAGAATATGAGAAAGTGTTGGAGGAGTAAAGATAGGAAATTAAAGAACCACGGACCGTTCAATTCGTGGTTCTTTTC